ATCTAAATATTTCCTTATTGCGTATCGGTTTGCGCCTGCTAAGTAAGTTTTCATTTTTGGCGTTCCATCTGGATTAAAAACTGGATACAATATTTTACTTTGCTGTCTCCATTCTCCCGCTGGTGCTGGTTCTCGTTCCCAATCATCTAAAGACGAATGAATAGGCGATTTAATCCATTTCCCTTCTTTTACTTGCTCTGTTGTAGGTGTTGTTAATTCTGTTAATTCTTCTGCTATATTTTTCCATTTTAGAATCTTTTTGTTTAATTGTAATTGGTCTTTGCCTTCTAAATCTATAAAATCCTGCCCCAATTCAGTTGCACTAATCAATTTTCTATATTTTGGCGTTGAAGCGCTTTGAGTTGTTCCTACTTCTTCCATTTATATAATATGTTATTATAATCTATTGTTTTATCCCTATATTGTTTTAATAATATAATGTAGGATGTAAGAAGTAGTATTACTATTTTTCAATTATCAAAGTCATTTTATAATAGAATCTTTTAGAATTATTATAAAAAAAGTGTAATAGTGCAAGGGTTCTATCTTTTCAATTTAATTAAACATTTCGAAGGTTTCTTCTTAATGGTCTCTAGTAGATTGACAGGAATGTAATAGTAGTCTTTTTCGTCTGCTTCTAAACCCGCTCTTGAAAATGGCTTCTTTTCAAAAGTATTAAATAGTTCTGCGTCAAATTGAATCCAACAAATTTCGTCTGTAAAGTTGAATATAAATATAATTTGTTTTGTATAGATCGCAACCTTATTACATGTAATCATTGTGGTTTTGTAAGTCGTTCGTGCAACATCGAAACGGGTTTTAACCTCAAATACACAATCGTCGCATTCGTAATCATATTTATCAAACTCTCCAGTATTTTCTACAATTGTGCCCGTAATATCGTAATCAGCAAAGTATTTAACTACATCATCAAAAATCTCGTGTTGCGCCTCCGTTCCTCTTAAAAAGTCATCGTGATAATGTACCATTTGTTTTATATATATGTAATAACATTTTATTTAAGTTCTTAATAATTAATTGATTATATTAGATTATTCCTAAACATTTAGAAATATAATCTAAATGAATATATATGAATCAGTCGCCGACCTATCGTTTAGCAGAACAGATTTGGGATGCCGAAGAGTTTTTACAAGTTCAGCATTTCTTACAGACTAAAGAGCAGTTCATTAAGCAGTGTTTGAATCAAGACGAAGACGAACTATTATCAAGATTAGCGGATTTAGATAATTTATTATTTAAAAAGAATACGGATATGTGGGGCGAAATCATTAGCGAACATTTTGAAAAGTGTAAGACTGAATATTTGACTGAACCCGTTGCATCAAATGAGATGTATGAAGATTTCGAGTTTTGGAACAGCAAATATACAAAATTATTGCCTACCGCATTTCGTGATGGAATCATTGACGAAGACGAAATTTGTAAGCTACTAGAAGCATCGGGCGACTATTTTGGCGGATTTGAGACATTAGAATACTTAAAAGATGTTTGGCTTCCTTACAATTCAGTTCTTGAGAGAATAAATTAATCTGTTGTTATTATAAAATGACAACTGAAAAGATGGCAGGAACAAATCTAAATTACCAGATTACAGGCGATGACATTGACAGATATTTAGACGCAGGTTCAAAGAAGATCCTTAAATATAGTGAATTAGCAAATTATAGAACGATTGAGGAATTGTTGCCCGAACCCGTTGATTATCGAATTATTTTAATAGAGCAAAATGTGGATACGGGGCATTGGTGTTGCATCTTACGCTACAATAAGGTTATTGAATGGTTTGACCCTTACGGAATTAAACCCGATGGCGAACTTTCTTTTATTTCAAAAATGAAGAACAAAATGCTAGGACAAGACACACATTATTTGACTAATCTATTTAGTGAAGCTACAAGGCGAGGTTGGACTTGTATTTACAACAAAAAGCGCTTACAGCAATTGAAAAATGGCGTTAATACATGTGGTCGATGGGTTCTTTTGCGAATCACAATGCTTACCCAGATGTTTTTTGATTTGCCTGATTTTATCGCATTCGTTGATAAGGCATTTGTGGCGCAAGGTGGCGGAATTTCAAAAGATAAAATGATATGCAACTGGGTTAAATAAATTCTGGCGAAAAGGGCGTTTCTGTCGTTTTTTTCCATTTTTTCGAATAGTTTTAATTCTACTCTTTCTTACGAAGACTTTTTCAAAAAATGATAAAAAACGCACTAAACGCCCTAATCGCCCTAATTCAATTACTTTAATTAAATAGTAGGATGTAAGAACTACTATATATAAAAAACAATATAGAGATTATCCTTGTATATATATAAGAATGAATCATACTTATATAAAAACTGGGGATTATTATTTACGAATAGAAACCGATGATGCTATTATATTTCATATATTTAATAATGATTACGATGATGCAGTTAATTATTGTCAAAAAAATAATATTAATGTTAAAAATATTAAAAAATGGATTGATTATTCATTTGATGAATAATAGTAGGATGTAAGAACTACTATTACTCTTTTTCAATATACAAAGTCTAATTTATAATAGTATATTTGTTATTATAAATTATTTAGTGTTATAATACAAGGGTCTTATTCTTTGATGTAATGGTCTTGTATTGTCGATGAACTCGTCCCCATACTCGTTGCGTCCTTCTGCATCTCATCTACAGCGTCCTTGTATTTATCAGTTAAGAATATTTTACGCAACATCGATACGCCGACTTTTTGCCCGTCAAATATCTTATACAACAATCGTGTAAAATCGTTATTATTTGTATATGGTTTGCCGTCATACGAGACGATAAAAGGAACTGCCTGTTTCTTCATTTCTTTTACTAGTGGGTGATATTTTAAATAAATATCAATGATTGAACGCAGTTCTGGATCAATTGGCTCCGTCTGCGTTGAATATGTCCCTTTTGTTTTGAAGTTATTAAACTCAAATTGGTTTGCGCCAAGATTCAACACATTCGTTGCTTTCGCTATAATTGGTTCCTCACATTTGGTCTTACACTTCTGTAAAGAAACCATCATATCCTGATAATCCAAGTTGCGTCTAGGGCGTTGCAAAACATATAATCCAAGAATGACAAGATTAAGAAGTCGCATGTATTGAGATTCTGTAATCTTTTTCGTTGTTAGTTCGCCAAGAATATCTTTTAATGATTCGAATTTTGCTTTTATTGCGTCTTGACTTAACCAATTTTCGGTTTCCTTTGGTGTCTTCTCATTGCTCGTCTTAAGTTCGGCATTTAATGCTTCTAATATTTTGTAATACTTTTCATATAATTTCTTGTATTTTGCCTGTTCTATAAGTGTCTTCAGTAGTGAGACTATTGCGATAATATAGGTGCGCCGAGTATTTGGTTTCAATGCGTTCAGCTTCGCCTCGATTGCTTCTACATCTTTCAAAAAGTTAAGATTTTTTATTTCCTGTCCGCCATTCAGTCTAACAAGATTTGCTAAATACAATTTTTTACTACTATCGGTTATACTCTTTCCCTCGAATAGTGATTCGCTAAAGGATTTAGTGGTAGTTGTTTCAGTTGCAAGGGTCTCCATATATATCAATTAGATTATTATATTTTTAGATATATTCTTTTATAAATCCATTCTTATAATTGAAAAATAGTAATACTACTTCTTACATCCTACTATTTATTAAAGTATTCTAATTATACTAACCAAATAATATCTCTAGGTAGTCCTATTTTCCAGCAGTAATAGAAGCAGTCAAAATTACATTTGTTCTGCAAGTCGTTTCCATCCTTAACGAATTGTATTCTTTTTCTTGGTATAATTATCTGTAATGGCGTGTCTGTTTGGTCTTTAAATAATTGTCTAACATATTGCGTATTTATCTTACTCGATGGAAGGATAAGTATAAATGGCTTGTCTAATTCCACAAGGCGTTTCAGTATTTCTTTGCACTCACTGAACGGCGGATTTGATACAACAATATCCCCTTTGTTAGATACAAAAAAATCGTCTTGATCGTGTATTACATTGAACCCTAATTCTGTCAAGTATGCGCCACTTTTGCCGTCGCCCCAGAATGCCTCCCAAATTATTTTATCTTTTGGAATGTATTGCTCGATATTTTGGAACGCATCTTTAGGT